CGGGCGCGGGCGGCCAAGCATGCTCGGGAGGAAGCGTACTACGCGGCGCTAGCGGTGCTCGGCCCGAACTGGCATCCATGGGACGGGCGCGTGCGGCTGCTCATTCGCTGGTGTGCCAAGGGCCGCATTCCCGACCTCGACAACGCCGCCGCGCGACTCAAATACACGATTGACGGCATCGTGGCCGCTGGGCTCATGAGTAATGATGACCAGATCGCCGGCATGCGGATTGAGCGCGGGCCGCTTGATGGTCACCCGCATGTTGAGCTTGTGTTCGAGCGGGATTGACATTTGTGACACAATCGGGCAGAATAACGGTAACGTGGGAGCGTGTCAGTGCCGGGTTGTTGCCCGGCTTGCCGCATGTGGAGCTTCGCCCATGCCCTACCGCCCACCGCGACCGTGCAGCTGGCCTGGTTGTCCGCTATTGACCACACAGCGATTTTGCCCGACTCACAGGCGAGTGTACGAGCGCGAGCGGGAGCGGCTGCGGGGGCGGCGCCCGACGGCGCACCAGCGCGGCTACGACGGGGCGTGGCGCCGGGTGCGCGCACAGGTGCTGGCGGAGGAGCCGCGCTGCCGAATGTGCGGAGCGCCCGCGTCCGAGGTTGACCACATCGTGCCGCTGGCGCGTGGCGGGACGCACGACCGCGCCAACCTCCAGCCTCTCTGTGTTTCGTGCCACCGGATCAAGAGCGCGCGCGCCCGTGACCCACGGCGCTGGACTCGGCCGCGTGATCCTCAGTTCGCCGCCCGGCAGCGGGACCTGGCCGCGCGGGCTGGCTCCGTGGTTGTTCATGTCTGCGGCGCGCCCGCGTCGGGCAAGACCACGCTTCGCCAGGCGCTCGACCGCGAGCTCGGCCTCCCCACCTTTGGCATTGACGATGAGCGACTTGCACTGCTCGCACCGGGCGCCGTGTGGACTGGGGATGACCTCGCCGCCTGGTGCCGGCTTGAAGACGCACTCGATGCCGAGAGTCCATGCGTGGTCGAGACGAGCGGCCGGCACGGCAACGCCGCGCTGATGCTTGCGGGCCGTCAGGTGCTGACCGTCCTCTGTCGCGCGGATGATGCCGTGCGCCGTGAGCGGTTGGCGGCGCGCGTGGCCGAGGGCTATCCACTGGCACGTGGCGTCACTGACTACGTCGATCGGCTCATGCGCATTGGCGATCCGGCGCTGACGCCTGATGTCGTGTGGGATTCAAGCCGCCCGGATGACGCGGCGCTGGCGAACGTCATCCAAGCGGTCGAGCGGTTCCTTGAGGCGGCGACGGCGCGCTGAGCGCGCGATGGGGAGGGCGGGCGAAATCTAGCCGAGATGACGGCCCTGAGACCCGCGCCCCCACCCACTTTTTTACGGACGCGAAATGACGGTAGGGGGGGGTGCCGCATGGCGGTAGCCCAAACTTGGCAAAACCGAATCGTCGGCAGCGGTGAGGAGGCGCCGGATCAACTGCTGGCCAATCCGGCGAACTGGCGCGTGCATCCGAGGCACCAGCAAGAAGCCCTCGCCGGCGTGCTGGATGAAGTCGGTTGGGTGCAGCAGGTCATCGTGAACCAGCGCACCGGCCATCTGATCGATGGTCACCTTCGCGTCGCGCTCGCCATGCGCCGTGGTGAGCCGACGGTGCCGGTGCTCTACGTCGACCTGGACCCGGAGGAAGAGGCGCTGGTCCTGGCGACGCTCGACCCATTGGCGGCTATGGCCGCGGCCGACGCCGAGAAGCTGGACGAGCTGCTTCGGGACGTGTCAACCAGCGAGGCGGCAGTTCAGGAGATGCTGTCGATGCTGGCGGCACAGAACGGTCTGGTGCCCGACGACTTCAACCCTGAGGATGAATGGGTCGGGATGCCGGCGTATGAGCAGGAAGACAAACGGCCGGTGGCCAAGGTCACTGTGTATTTCCAAACACGAGAAGCCATTGCTGAATTCTCAGAGTTGATCGGGCAGGGCATCACGGAAAAGACGAAATGGGTTTGGTATCCTCCCCGCCCTCCTGAGGAACCGGTGCGGTGGGTAGAATGAGCACGCAGCCACGTTATCCCATTTACATCGTGAGTAAGGGCCGATGGGAGCGGAAGCTCCGGCCGACCACGGTCTATCTCGACCGCATCGGCGTCGATTACCGCGTCGTCGTCGAGGAGCAGGAAGCGGAGCTCTACGCGAAGGCCGTTGGTGAACACCGCATTCTGGTTCTCGATCCGCAGTACCAACGGGACTATGACGCGTGCATGGAATTGGCTCCGGGGCAGTCGCCCGGCTCCGGCCCAGCCCGTAATTTTGCCTGGGATCATGCGCTGTCTCAGGGGTACGAGCGGTACTGGTGCCTCGATGACAACATCAGGAGCTTCTATCGCTTTCACAGAAACCGGAAGGTCATGGTGCTGACCGGGGCGATCTTCCGCGCGATGGAAGATTTCGTCGACCGCTACGAGAATGTGGCGATGGCCGGGCCACATTACGAGCATTTCGTCGTGCGTCATGACAAGCGCCCACCGTTCGTCCTGAACACTCGTATCTATTCATGCAACCTGATCCGCACGGACCTACCGTTCCGCTGGCGCGGCCGCTACAACGAGGACACCATCCTGAGCCTAGACCTCCTGAAGGCCGGCTGGTGCACGATCCTGTTCAATGTCTTTGTCCAGGACAAGGTGGCGACACAGCGGTTCCCCGGCGGCAACACCGACGAGCTGTACAGGGACGGCACGCTGGAGAAGTCACGAATGCTCGTCCGAGAGCATCCCGACGTGGCCCGCCTAGTCTGGAGGTGGAACCGCTGGCACCACTACGTCGATTACCGGCCGTTCCGGAAGAACAAGTTACGGCGGCGCCCCGATGTGGAGATTCCCGAGGGCGTCAACGAGTACGGCATGAAACTCGTCAGGTGGGGGAAGTGAGATGGCCGGACGGAAGCCGATCCCAACACACCTGAAGGTACTGCGGGGGAACCCTGGCAAGCGACCGCTCAATGATCGCGAGCCACAGCCGCGCCGCGTGACGCCGCGCATGCCCGATCATCTTTCGCCGGAGGCCAAGAAGGAGTGGCGACGCATGTCCCGGCGGCTCGCGAAGCTCGGGTTGTTGACCGAGATCGACGGCGCGGCGCTCGCAGCCTACTGCACGGCCTACGGTCGTTGGGTTGAGGCCGAACGCAACGTGCAAAAATATGGCACGGTGATGCTCTCGCCAGACAAGAAGTGGCCGGTGCAATCGCCCTACCTATCGATTGCGAACAAAGCGATGGAACAGATGCACAAGTTCCTGACCGAGTTCGGCATGACGCCCAGCAGCCGGTCACGGATCCAGGTGGAGCCGCCGCAGGAAGCGGCGGATCCGTTCGAGGAGTTGTTCGGTGGTAACCAGCGCACCGGCTGAGTGCCGGGTCACAACGTATGCCCAGCAGGTGCTCGCCGGCGAGCTCCCGGCCGGTCGGCTCGTGCGCCTGGCCTGCGAGCGGCACCTGCGCGACCTCGAAACCGGGCACCAGCGCGGGCTGTGGTTCGATAACGAGGCCGCCGAGCGTGCCATCACCTTCTTCAGCTTCCTCCGCCACTCGAAGGGCGAATGGGCGGGCCGAGCCTTTGAGTTGAGCCCGTGGCAGGCGTTCGTCGTCGGCTCGGTGTTCGGCTGGAAGCGCGAGGATGGCACGCGCCGGTTCCGCACGGCCTACAACGAGGTTCCCAGGAAGAACGGCAAAAGTACCCTTTCGGCTGGCGTCGGCCTCTACCTCGCCTTTTTCGACAATGAGCCGGGCGCCGAGGTTTACGCGGCAGCGACCAAACGGGACCAGGCGAGGATCGTGTGGAGCGAGGCGGCGCGCATGGTGCAGAACACACCGCAGCTCCGCAGCCGGATCGCCGTGCTGGTCGCGAACCTGCACAGCCTCGCGACACACTCGAAATTTGAGCCGTTGGGCGCCGATGCCGATACGCTGGATGGACTCAACATTCACGGCGCCATCGTTGATGAGCTGCACGCGCACCGGACGCGGGCGATCGTGGATGTGCTGGAAACGGCGACCGGCGCGCGACGCCAGCCGCTGATCTGGTACATAACCACGGCCGGCTATGATCGTACGTCGGTCTGCTGGGAGCACCATGATTACTCGGTCAAGGTGCTCGAAGGCGTGATCGAGGACGACCGTTGGTTTGCCTACATCGCGACCATCGATCCTGGCGATGATTGGCGCGACCCGAGCGCGTGGGCGAAGGCCAACCCCAATCTCGGTGTATCGGTCAAGTTCGATGATTTGGCAACCAAGGCGGCGAGGGCTGAGCAGGTGCCCGGCCAACAGAACGCGTTTCGGCGCCTGCATCTGAATGAATGGACCGAGCAGGCCGACCGCTGGCTTGATATGGATGTCTGGGATGCCGGCGCGGTGCCGGTAGACCCGGAAGCACTCCGTGGCCGGCCGTGTTTCGCCGGTCTC